TCTCGCCGTTGACGAGAGTTTTGCCGCAGCCGGTGGACGACGCGTCTAGCGCAGCCCCGTGCTTCTGTAACGCCGTGACGAGGATCGCGGCGTGGTCGGCCTGTTTAGGATAGAGGCTCTTCTTCACGGCGCTCTTCTGGTTTGCGCCAGTCGATGTCGTCAAAATTTCGGCAGAATGTCTCCCTGTTTACCGGTCGATATGTGTCGCCTTTACCGGCGCCTTCTCCTTCGATGCTCATGGTCGTTCTCCCAAAATTGTGAAGTTCCCGATTTCGCCGAGAGGATTTTCGACAGCGTCGAGGATATTCATCCACTGGATTTCGATCTTCGTTGCTCCTTCGGCTAACAAGGTGTGGATGTGGCCGGTCAGATAGCGGGCCTGTTGCACCATGATCTCATCTAACTCCCTCGCGCTATTCGCGCGGCGAATGTCAGAGAGGCAGAGTTTGGGGCAGGGTAATACGCGGCGATCCATTATCCGAGGTGTCCTTGTCGTGCTGCTTCGTAAATCAATAGTGCGTCGGCTGTGGAGAGGGTCACTTTCACTTGAGGAAAAAGTTGCTGCGCGCGTTGCTTGAGGTGGTTCTTCCATCCCGATCGAGTGGCGTGCGCGTCGGAGCCGCCGAGGCCGAGTGCCTTCTGCCATTTCTTCGGTGGCACGATCACGATCCGGTAGTCGTAGGCGGTGAGGATACCTTTGATGAGCCCCCAGTTTGAAGCGTATGTCGCCATCGACGAGGACGGCATGTTACGGCCGGCGAATTTCACGAGGTCTTCGAGGTAGGCCACCTTCTCATCCCACCCCCAATCCTTCGGAGGGAAGAGCTTCTCCGCAATGTCGCGATCGGTGCCGGGCATTCCGCAGGCTGTGGGGCCGAGATTGAGTTTTGAGCTTCCGGCGACGATTCCGCCGGCAGCGCCTGGGTCGATGGCGATCATTCTGTGAACTCGATTCGTATCGCAAACGAGAGTGGGCTGCAACAAATTTCGATTGCGTGCCAGATTGTCTCACTCTACTCTCCGGCATGGCTCACCAGTTCGGCGACATTTACGAGGCACCAGAATCGCTGCGGCACATCGGTTACATTCCGATCACCGTCAAGCAGCTGAATGCTTTGCTGGTTCGCGCTGAGCAGCTGGGCGCCAAAGGCAAGCCCGACATCGGCCGCGCGAAGCAGGAGTTCCGTGAAAAGAACGAAGTCGTTGATGGTCAGTGGGTGCCGGTCAAAGCTCAACCGAAAGGCGCCTCCTAATGATCTTGCTCAACTCTGCGGGCGGCTCCGCCGGCGACCCAACTCTTCGCAACCTCTTCGCGGAGTTCGTGGCGGCGTCGAGCACCTTTGACGTTGCGACGGTCGACGGCGCGTGGCTTGATCAGAACGCGACCTTTCCCGGCACGAACTCTGTTCTCGCCTCTCTGTCGCCTGCGGCATCTGTCGTCACTTCGGGTATCGGTGTCGGCACCTACAACGACACGTCGAAGCAATGGAACGTCGGCTCGACCGCAGGTCTTTCGGTCGGCGATTACTTCTTCCTCTCCCACGCCGACATCACCGCGGGCATCTATCGCATCGCGACGATCCCTGATGCGGCTCATGTCACTTTCGTTGCGAATCCCCTGAACGGTCAGGGCAACAAGACCGGCATCAGCTATCAGGTCGCGTGGCGGTATCTCGCCGTGCTGGGCTCCGCCCCTCTTGTTTCGAGTTCCGGCGGCACGCAGAATTTCTTCAAGGTTCGAGTCGCTGATTCGGCTGGTAACCAGTCCGACACGGTTGACTCGGTCTTCATCCGCGATGCGCCTGCTGGTGCCAACTACATCGCCATCGCGTCGATGTCTTATGACGGCACTGGGTCGAGCAACACTCCGCTCTCGCTCTCGCTGAACATTCTCAACGCGTGGTTGAACGACGGCGGCATCTACTCGGTGTCGATCGCCAATCACAGTGTTCAGAACACCAATCATTTTGCGTTTGGCGACAATACCACCGCAGAGAAAACGATCGGCGCGGCGGAAGCGAGCGGTCTGAGGGTTGCGGCGGGCGACGGCATGAAATACGGCCGGCTTCTGTTCCGCACTACGGCTGCGTCGGCCAACACTCTTGGTGTCGACATCGCAATCGACATCGACACCACGGCCCCGAGCGTCAGCCTCTTCCTCATCGGTCGGTAATCGCTTATGCCAGCTGGAATTGTTCAAGTCCCACCTGATTCAACAGGTAAGAGGGTCCAGACCTTCGAGAATACAATCGGCGGTCAAGCTGTTCAGGCGCAGGGCGTAGTCGCGGTTGACGCTGATGGTGCTGAGAAGCTCTTGGCGCTAGACGGTGCCGACATCACTTCGCCTTCGGCAATGCCCGCGGGCGGTTCGGGTATTCGTGGGTGGCTCAGCGCCATTTACACGAAACTCATGGGGTCCATTGCGGTCACTGGCACCTTTTGGCCTGCGACTCAGCCAGTTAGCGGCACGTTCTTCCAAGCGACTCAGCCGGTTAGTGGCACGTTCTGGCAGGCTACTCAGCCCGTCTCTGGGCCTTTGACCAACACGGAGTTGCGCGCGGCGCCGGTTCCAGTTTCTGGAACGTTCTTCCAAGCGACGCAGCCGGTGAGCGGGACGTTCTGGCAGGCGACGCAGCCGGTGTCTGTGGCTTCTTTGCCGTTGCCGACCGGTGCTGCTACAGAGACGACTCTCACTGCGACTAATACTAGCCTCGGAACTGATGGTGCGGCAGCACCGGTTATTGCTGGCACTGGTGTTCGAGGATGGTTGCGCGCGATTTTCGATAAGCTGTCTGCTTCGATTGCGGTTACCGGCACCTTCTGGCAAGCGACGCAGCCGGTGTCGCTGGCGACTAACACTCCGGATGTGACCGATCGCGCCGGTCGTGTATTGGGCGTGGTGACAGGTCCGTTGACGGACGTTCAGTTGCGGGCTGCTGCGGTGCCAACTGATCCATCTGATCGTGCAGCCCGCGCTTTGGGTGTGGTCAGTATGACGGCTGCGCTGCCAGCAGGCACGAATCGTGTCGGTGCAGTTCGCCTTGTCGATAGTGCTGATGCCGATCTGACTACAACGAAGGGCGTTCAGCCTGCGCGTGTTATTGGCGTTCAGGAATTGATCGACTCCGGCCGCACGACGTTTGGGGCGGCCACAGTGATCGCTGGTGTGACTGCTGTCACAACTGAGGCGTTGCTTTCGATGGTGCCAGTTCGTGCTGGTGTTGCTGGCGCTGCAGCGACTTCGATTGCCGTCACAGCTGGTAAGCGGATGCGAATTCAGGCCATTACCATTGGATTCATTTCAACTGCGGCCGCGGTTCTCTCGATGCGTTTCGCCCTTCGTATGAACCCCGCTGGTGCGGTTACTGCGACCAGTCCGATCCTCTGGATTTTCCCCTTGTCGTCCGGCGCGGCGCTCGCGCAGGCTGGTAATCAGATGACGATCCCTGTTCCTGATGGATTTGAGATTTCTGGCGCGGACCAGATCGGGCTCACCCAAGTCGGCAGTGTCGCCACGGGCACAGTTTGGGCTTCGATCCAAGGTTTCGAGTATTAAGCGGCCATGCTCCTTTCGCTCTACGGGCTGATCCATCCGGCTCCGTGGCCGCAACCTGATCTTTCGTGGCGGCCATACGGGTTGCTCGCGCTATGGTGGCATGACGAGGTCAATCCGGACAAAGAGCCGCCGGAGATGTTCCTGTTCATCCGTGGCCTCGATGCGGACATCCTCTATGACGACGATGCTATCTACCTGACAGACGATCAAGGTGGGCTTATTCTCAGCGGCTAATGGCACGTCACAGTCAGCAAACCTCCAATCATCGCATCGAGAGTTGGGTCTTTCCCAACGAATCGGTGCGCACTGGTGTTGGAGGCTTCGCGTCTACCGATGTGGGGCGGATTGCGTTTCAGCAGGACATGTCGACCTACTGGCGTCTCGACGAGGTATCGTCTGTAGGCGATCCAACGTGGGTGCAAGTTGCTGGATCGGGCGGAGGCGGAGGTGGTGGTGGATCACCTTCCACTCGTTCCACCGTCACTGCGACGACTGGCTCGCTGGCTGGTAATGCGGTGGATTCAACCACGAACATCGTGACCGGAAAAACGTCGGCGGCTCTGCACATCGCCACCAGCAGCCCTGCGCGCGTGCGACTCTATTCCACTGCGGCCGGACGAACCGCGGACTTGGCGAGGGCTTCGACGACTGACCCGTCGTCGAGTGTCGGGTGCCTGCTCGAAGTGATCACCACAGCGTCGCTTCTGAGCTTCCCGCTGTCGCCCGCGCCTCTGCTGCACAATGGCAACACGCCTGCTGTGACGACGATCTACATGACGGTGCAGAACCTCGGCTCGACCGCAGCCATCACCGTCAGCGTCACCATTTTGCCGTTGCAGTAACATGCCTCAAGAGTTCATCAATCAGGGAGAGTTTACGCAGTTGGGTGTGAAGCTTGTCGCCAGTGAGGAACTCGGCCTGATTCCTAGCCTCGCTTATATCGAAGATCTCTTCGGTGTCGACGGGCAGGTGACTATTCTCGGTAACGACGGTTCGCAGCGCGTGCTGCTCATGCCGGAGATCACTAGCCCGACTCCACATACAGAGTTCCTCGGCTACATCGACCTCGAAGATCTCGTTGAGGGAACCATCTATCGCCCTGCGGGGCGGATCGTTGATCGGTTCAGCAACGTCGCCGATCTGCTCGACTTCGATCTCCAGTTCTACATCCTTGCGGCGCCTCAGCCGCCTCAGCCACCGAGTGCAGCACCTGTTCGCCGACGGTATTTCGTGTATGCTCCAGCGCGAGCCATGAATCAGCGAGGGCTTCGCCGCTACTATGAGTGCTAATCAGCCACCGAAACAAGAGAAGTATGGGTTGAAGTTCCCTGCGCATTGGACCGCGCTGGACATTGAACTTTACTGCTTCCGTCTGCGCCGCACCGTCGATCAAGGTGGGCTCGGTGGGCCTGAGCATTTTTGGCGTGTGGTGTCGTTGTTGTGGGGAAAGAACAATCCTGTGCGCAACACGACGAAGTTGTTCATCCGGAATCCTTGGTCTGAGGATATGATCGAGGAAGCCTGCACGCAGCGGTATCTCGGCATCGGTGGCGCGGCAAACAGTTCCAAGTCGGAGACGATCGGACTCTTCCTCTTCACCAGCTTCCTTTCCGACGCGCGCAACACGCTCGGCGTTGTGCTTTCGACTTCGCTCAAGGAAGCACGCAAACGTATCTGGGGCTCGATCATCGACTTTGCCCGCGCGGTGCCGAACCTCCCGATCAAGATTGTCGACTCAGTCGGCATCATCAAATATCTCGTCAATGGTCAGCCGCTGTCTGACAAGGCTTCGATCTCGCTGATCGCGGCAGAGCGGAAGCAGGAGAAGGAAGCGGTCGGTAAGTTGATCGGTATGCACAACCAGCGTGTCATCGTGATCGGTGACGAGTTGAGCGAATTGACGGAGTCGATCCTCGAATATGCGTTTCCGGGCGGTAACCTGACCTCGAACCCTGAGTATCAATTCATCGGCCTCGCCAACCCAGGTTCCTACTACGACCCGTTCGCAAAGCTGTGGAAGCCGAAGGATGGGTGGACTTCGATCACTGTCGAGAGCGATCGCTGGGAAACCGAGCACGGCGTCGGCCTCCACTTCGACGGCATGCGTTCGCCGAACGTGTTGGCGGGCAAGGTCATCTACCCCTTCCTCCCAACCATCGAGAAGATCGAGGACGCGAAGAAGGCGGAAGGCGGCGAGAACTCGTTGCGATTCTGGCGAATGATCCGCGGCTTCATGTGCCCGACCGGTCAGGAGGATTTGATCTACGCCGAGAGCGACATCGTGAAGTTCAAGGCCGACGAGCCGGCGGTGTGGAACGCGACACCAGTCACGAAAGTTGCAGCCCTAGATCCCGGCTTCACGAACGGTGGTGACCGGACGATCCTGTATTTCGGGACGCTGGGCGTCACAGTGCAGGGCATCAAGACGTTGAACTTCGACCACTTCATTGAATTGATCGAGGACGTGACCAACACCGAGGAGAACCGCTCCTACCAGATCGCCCGCAAACTCAAGGAAGCGTGCGAGAAAGCCGGCGTTGCTCCCCGCAACTGTGCCATCGACTCGACGGGCGCGGGCGCGCCGTTCTGTGATGTGGTGGATGTGGTCTGGTCGCGAGAAGTGCTGCGCGTGAAGTTCGGTGGGAAAGCCTCGGAACTCCCCGTCAGCCTGACTTCCCCGCAGAAGGGCTTCGAGCGTTACTTCGATCGCGTTACTGAAATCTGGTATTCAGGCAAGGAACTGCTGCGTCAGGGTCAGTTGAAGGGCATCTCGCCTCAGATGGCGAAGGAGATGACTGCCCGCAAATACGGCACGACCGGCGCGGAGAAGAAGATCTACGCGGAGTCGAAGGCGGATATGAAGTTGCGCACAGGCAACTCGCCTGACATTGCGGATGCGGGCTTCATCATGCTCACGCTTTGCCGCGAACGGCTGCATTTTGGAGTCATCGCCTATACCGGAAAGGTTGGTGGAGCGATCGCGAATGGGTGGCGCAACGTCCGTGCGAAGTTCGGACAGGCTCGCAAAGGCGGCCCACCGGCTAACCTTCGAGCGTCATAATGTCCCTTGCGCGACAGAATGGCACAGCTTAGTCTCGACCGCTGATGGACGCAGACACCCAAACTCTCGACTCCAAAACCGGTAAGCCACCGGAAACGCGCATCAAAGATGTAGCGAGCCTGAACGCTGTAGTGAAGAAGATGATCGAGTCCGATCAGGGCTCGGCTATGAATCGTGTCGATGTGCAGAAGATGCTCGACGGCACGCCGCCGTTCAGCGACGATTACCTTCGCCAGACAGGTCAGGATGGCCGATGCAACCTGAACTTTGGTGATGGTAAGATGAGGGTGAAGCTGGAAGCGGCCGGCTACTACGATCTCACCGAGTCCGTTCCGACATTGGCTTTCGTGCAGACTGACTTCGGCGAACCGACCGAGCGGCAGAATTGGAACGGCATCATGTCGGAGGAGTTTCACCGCACGCTCAAGGACTGGAAACAGTTCGATGCCAACTTCCAGCTGCTCGTGCAGAAGTTTATCAGTCACGGCGTCGGCTTCCTCTACTTCCGTGACGACGTCGATTGGCGTTGGGAAGTCGCCGGCCTCGACGATTTCAAGGTGCCGCGCACGACGTCACTCAGCGAGGATGATTGCGACATCGCCGTCGTCCTCCGCAACATCACCGTCTCCAAGCTTTACTCGTGGATCAAAGACGTCGACGAGAAGGATGAGCGGTGGAAGCTCGATGAAGTCCGGAAGGCGATCATGAACGCCTCGGATCAGAAGGATCTGAACAACTCGTGGGAGAAGTTCCAAGCGGTCATCAAGAACAACGACCTCTACGTTTCGACCACCGCGCAGCAGACGGTGGCTATCGCCCATGCGTGGGTCCGCGAGTTCACCGGTAAGATTTCGCACTACATCACCCTGCAGAACGGCGGCAACACGGACTATTTGTTCAAGGCTGAGAACCGTTTCGACAACGTCAACGAGTGCTTCAACTTCTTCCCTTACGAGGTTGGCTCGAACGGCACGCTGCACGGCACGCGTGGTTTGGCGCACGAGATTTACGGTGCGATTCAGGTCATCAACAGCCTGAAATGTCAGAGTGTCGACAACGCGAAGCTGAGCGGCAGCTTGCTCCTCCAGCCTGCGACCGAGATGGATGCCGAGGATATGGCGATCCTGTTCTACGCGGGCGCCGCTTACCTCCCACCAAACCTCAAGGTTCAGAACGCGAATCTCGCCAACCCGTCGAACAACATTCTGCCGGTGCTGGACGAGATGTCTCTGTCGTTGCGGCACACCAGCGGCGATGTGAGCACCAATGCTCGCGACGCGTCGCAGCGGGAGAAGACGAAGTTCGAGGTTCAGGGCGATATGACGAAGGAGAGCGTCATCCCGACCGCGAACATGAATCTGTTCTACCAGCCGTGGGGCCGCCACCTCAACGAAGTGTGGCGCCGCTTCACGAGCAAGGGCGTTCGCGCGAAAGATCCGGGCGGCAAAGAGATTCACGAATTTCGCAAGCGGTGCATCGAGCGCGGCGTTCCGGAGGAAGCAATCTTCGGCGCGAAGCGCGTTACACCTGTGCGTGCCGTTGGTTATGGCTCGCCCACTGCTCGCCTCATGGCGCTCGACGAGTTCATGCAATACTACGGCTCGCTCGATCCTGTCGGTCAGAACAATCTCCTGCGCGATCGGTTCGCGCAGCGGGTTGGCTATGGTCAGGTTGACCGCTATGTGCCGAAGATTGAAGTTGGTGGGCGTATGCCGGTGGACTTGGAGATCGCTGAGTTGCAGAACGCGATGATGTCAGCTGGCCAGCCGGCGTCGGTGCGGGCGAACGATCAGCATCTCATGCACCTTTCGGTTCACTTCCCTGACATCGAGAATGACCTTCTCAAGATGGAAGAGGGTCAAGGCAATGAGCAGATTTTCCTCGGCATCAAGGTGAAGATCGAGCACATCGGTCAGCACATGGAGCGACTCAAACCCGATAAGCTGAACGAGGATCAGGTCGCGGAATACACGCGCGTTTACAATAACGTGGCGCAGCGGGTTGTGGCCGCGCAGAAGGCGCTCGACGTGCAGATGGCGAAGCAAGCTCAGCAACAGCCGCAAGGTCCGCAGATCTCGCCTCAGATGCAGATGAAGCTCGCCGATCACCAGTTGGAAATGCACATGCGTCAGGAAGCTCACCAGCTTGAGATGCGTCTGATGGAAGAGTCGGCGACTCAGAAGCGAACGCTGGCTGACGCTGGTTCCGCGGCGCGGTTGCGCGCGGAGGCGAATCGAGCGCGAGTGCTTCAGGGTGCGCCAGCGTTTCCAGCTGCGCCCGCGCCGATCCCGATGCCGGCTCCGGCCGTGCCCGTCGCGGAGCCCGCGCCCGCACCCGCACCCGCACCCGCACCTGTTGCGTAAATGATTTGACGCACATTCGGGAGCGTGCCAATCTGTCGCAGCTTGAGGAAGCGAAAAACCTGACATGACCAAAACAATCTCGACCGAGCAGTGGTATGCCCATCCGTCCTTTCGACAGGAACTTGAGGCACTGATCAACAACCCGACATTTCTGATCGCGATGGAGATCGTGAAGGACACCGGCAATCGTCCTATCACTCCGCGATGATGCCGTCCGGCGTGACCCTCACTGAATGGGGCGCCTACATGGGCTTCAAGCGCGACGGATATTTCGAGGCTCTCACCAATTTGCGCTCCTTGGCGCAGAACCCACAGACGCGGCAGCAGGGGCCGAAGCCGTGGGAAACTCAGAAACCGCCTGCTCAAACCTCCGCTGAATAACCATGCCTGATCCTGTTGCTCCAACGCCATCCGGTGCTCCACCAGCTGTCCCTTCGGGTCAGGTGGTTCAACCGACTCACGACCTCAATCAACCTGGTGAAGCGGCGACCTCTATGGCCGCGGCGTTCGCCAAAGCTTTCCCGAGCGGTGTCGCTCCGGAAGCCGGTTCCAGCTGGTCCAGCCGGTGCGCGTCCGGTGATTCCGCCTGTCGTGCCTTCGCCGATCGTCGATCCGAACCTGGCCACCGGTCCCGCCCGCGCCGGGCACGCCGCCACCGGCCGCCTCGCCCGCCGCACCTTCGCCGTCGGTTCCTCCGCCGGCGGATCCAAATGCACCGAAGCCGCCGCTGAAAGCCGGCGACATTGATCCTGCCACGGGCAAGCCTGTGGAATTGGACGCGAACGGCAACCCGAAGCCGGCAACCCCGAAGCCCGACGACAAGCCTCCGGTCGAGCCCGACCCAAAGAAAGTCACCGACGCTGATCTCGACAAGGCGCAAGCTGGTATGTCGATTCAGGCTGGCACGGCGTTCAAGATCGTGCGCGGTGAACTCGCCGATGCTCGCGCTGCTTTGGAAGCGAAGGAGCAGGAGATGACGCAGCTGCGTGAGCAGGCGACCAAGGTCGACGAGACGGAACTCCAGACTCTCCGCGATCAGGTGAAGACCTACGAGGAGGAGCTTTCTGTCATCCGGATCGAGTCCACCACGGACTTCAAGAAGACGATCACCCAACCGCTTGAAGCCGCGAAGTCGGGCCTCAAGCAGCTGGCCGGCAAATACCAGATCAACGAGAGCGATCTCCAAGCAGCACTCGCCGAGCCTGATGCGGCGAAGCGAAGCGACAAGCTGTCCGCTCTGTCGGAGAACTTCAACCGTCTCGACACGGTGCGGTTCGATCAGCTGATCTTGGAGACTGAGCAGCTGGAAGGCAAGCGCGCGCAGATGCTCGGCTCCGCTTCGCAGAAGTATCAGGAGATGCAACAGCAGCGTGAGCAGGCCGCTCGCGAAGCTGAGGCTCGGTTCCAGCAGGATTGGACCCGCGCGCTCGACGCGACTCTGGACAAGATGACCGAGGAGTTCGCCCCGATCTTCAAACCCACCGGCGACGCCAAGTGGGATGCGAAGGTTCAGGCGGCAGTCGAGGGCGTGAAGGGCACTGACCTCACGAAGATGTCGAACGACGACATTGCGGCGACCTTCTACAAGGCCGGCACCTTCCCACTCGTGCTCAACCTCGTCACCCAGCTTTACGCTGAGACGGAGCAGTTGAACGCGACGATCGACAAGCTGCGCGGCGGCACGCCGCCGATTGGCGACGGCACTCCTCCTGCGCCGCCGGCTCCGGCCGCGCCCGCAGAGGGTGCAAGCTTCGCCGACGTCGCGAAGACGAAACTCGCTGGCGTTCTCCCGCCGTAATCTCAGTCGAGCCCCGTGGAAAGCCCTGCGATCGAGAGGTCGCGGGGCTTTCTTTTGACACGAATTTCGTAGGAATCTTGTGTCAAATACTTGACAGGCACAAGCTGTTGTGCTCCCTTCCCTCACGCACGAATGGAATAAGGCGTTGGCAGCGGGAGCCATAATCCTCTGGTCAGTTCAGTTTCAGGAGCGTAGAGCCGAGTTGCTCCATCGGAATGAGTCGGTGCCGCCTCGATAACGAGGGGAATATCGCCGGCGTGAACCCGCCCAAATGGGCACCCAGGAGATTACATTTATGCCTTGTCCCGCACTCGAAAACCTTTTCATCGACCACGCTGCGCTCGTCCGCAACGACGTCGTGAAGCAAATCGCTGACAGCGATTTCTACATCCGGAACATTCCGAAAGAGCCTTGGCTCGACGGCAATGGTTACCAGTATTCGTATCCGATCTACGAGCGTTCCCTGATCACGAAGGCGGTCACTGACCCTGACTTCTTCACGGACTACGCGACCGTCGACACGGACCCGACTGCTTCCAACAACCTGCCGCGACCGGCGCTTGCGCCGTGAACACGCACACCATCGACTCCTTCGGTATCTCGATGCGCAGCGTCAGCCTCAAGAAAGCGGCTGTGAACTCGCCGGACATCTGTCTCGACGACCTCAAGTTCCAGTGGCAGGTCATGGACCAGATCAAGAACGTCACCCGTGTTCTCGCCGAGAACTCGAAGTGGGTCTGGTCGAACACCTATCAGGACGAGTATCGCCGGGCGGCTGGCAACAAGATCACCGCGGGTATCGACGGCATCACTGCCGAGTTCGATCCAGCTGTGGCGCCGACCTCCACGCTGACGTGGGGCATCCTCGAAGAGATCCATCAGGAGATGGGCTACAACGGCGCGACGCTGAATCCGTCGGGTCGCCTTGAGGACGGCACGCCGGTCTACACCGCGGTCGGTTCCAACTACACGTTCAACCGCCTCAAGCGGCAGGACGCGAACACGCGGAACGACTTCAACATGGCTGCCTCTGGCGGCGGTGCGAACGCGGACCTGATGATC